AACCTTTGGCGAGGCAAATGATACTAATTGCAAAAACCAATACTTTTGGGCAATGGCAGAGAAAAGAGGAAAAGCGAGAGCAAGTCTTAAATTGTTAGGACTCTACGGCAAGAACGCATTTTACTCTGATGTGGAGGCAGAGGACTTTCAAATGAAATCACCTACCATTAAACAGATTGAGGAATTTAACCGACTTGAAAAACAAGCACTTGATACAGGCGTATTAAGTAAAGACGCAAGAAATTGGTTAAAGAATAATAGCAATGGTATTAGATCCAATGTTAATGTATATGAAAAAGCATTAGCAAGTCTAACGAACGCAATGGAGGGCAAGTAATGGACGGAGGACTTTTATTGGGAATTATGTTTGGAGTGTCGGTTTTAATCGCATTTATGTTTGATTAATGGATAACTCTTTCATAAAGCTATATCGTAAAATACAAGACAACTGGATTTGGGATAATCCTTTGTATCTCAAATGTTGGATTGATATGTTGATGAGGGCAAGTATAAAGCCCTCGTCAATGTTGCTGAACAATCAGATTGTAGAAGTAAACAGAGGAGAAATCGTATTCTCACAAGAGAACTTTGCCAAACGAAATTGTATGTCAAGGCAACAATTAAGAACATTTTTAAAGAAACTAAAACAAACAAATATGATAAAAAGTAGTCCAAATTCTAACCAACAGATAACACACCTTTTTATCGTCGGATACAACACCTATAACTCTATTAAAAATAACCAAGACTTAACCGAGAGTTACGCAGGGTTTAACCATATTATAAGAAAGAAAGAAAGTAAGAAAGTAAGAAATAATAAAGACTTTGAGAAATTTTGGGAACATTATCCTAAGAAAGTAGGAAAGAAAAAAGTGCAGGATAAATTTGACGCTAATGACTTTCCTATTGATTTAATTATAAAGAATATAGAATTGCAAAAGAAATCGGATCAATGGCAAAACCAACAATACATACCTAATCCAGAAACCTATTTAAACCAAGAAAGGTGGACAGATGAAGTAGTATTGCCAAGCATACCAGATGAGCCGATTTATGTATATCAATGTGATATATGCAACAAACAAAAGACAACTTCGGAATATAGAGATTTATATGTTTCGTGTTGTGATGAACAAATACAACCAAGAAAGGAATACAAATGAGTAAGGTGTTAAGATTGGTAGAAGATTATACCAAAGATCAGATAGAAGAAAATATAGATTTCTTCATTGAGCAACAAATAATAGCACAAAACAGAGAGGACGAAAAAGAAGTTTTATCTAGTTGTTGTGGATATGAGCCAATGGGAGAATTGCACTATGATAACGAAAGTAAAGAAGTTGAAATGGTTGGATTGTGTAGTAAATGCAAAGACCACGCAGACTTTGAGGAGGTATAAATGAGTTTTGATTTATTACTAAAAACACAAAAAGAGTTACACGACAATACAGCGAAGTGGAACGAAGTAATTAAAAAAATAAAGAAAATCAATTTTAAGAAATATAAAACAAATCAGACTATTGGTTTTATAATTGATGATATAGTAAAAGGAGAGTTCATAAATGAAACCAAGTAGTGCAAAAATAAATGAAATAGAATTACTTTCTATTGCAAGACCTAATTTAAGAATATATCCAATGGGAGAAAGAATAAATCTTTTAACTAAACACTATAACTTGAAATTTAAATCAAGAAAATTAGAAAAACAGTTTATCAAAAATAAAATGAACGAATTGATAGCATTAAATATGCCAAATAAAATAGGGTATTATTCTGAAAAACAAAATAGCATAATTGCTTGGGATAAACCAAAAACAACATCATAGGAGGATTAAATGAAACCAAGTAGTGCAAAAGCAAAAGGTAGAAATTTCCAGAACAAAGTCCGTGAGATGATAATGGAAAAGTTGGGGATCAATGAACACGACATCAAGACAGCAGTAATGGGCGAGAGTGGTATGGATATTATATTATCTAAGGCAGGGCGAGATACTTTCCCTTATTCCGTAGAGTGTAAAAAGGTAGAACGAATTAATATTTGGCAATGCTACGAACAAGCGTGTCAAAATTCAGAGGACTTAACACCGCTGCTTGTTTTCTCAAAAAATCATTCAAAAGTAATGGTTTGCTTTGAATTTAAGGATTTATTAGATTTAGTAAATGAAAGCAACGGATTCAAGAGGCTAACTAAATGAAACTAACAGAGGACGGACTATATATTATATCTTGCCCTAATTGTAGTAGCAAAGATATGATTAAAAAATCTCGTCAGAAAAACTATGACGGATCTTACAAACAACGATACAGATGTAAAGAGTGTGGAGTACAAACAGTTAATCCTACTCTTAATGATGTTGAGGTTATTAGAGAAAACATTAAACTTGCAAAGCAGAAACAATCTGCACAAGATGTAAACCGAATTGAACGAAAAGCATTTAGAGAACACGCCAGATATGAAAATGCAATTACTAATCTATTATTTGATATTCAAGCACTTTTGCAACAAAAGAATTTTTCAGACTTTAAATTTAAAAAAGTCAAGCAAGGTAAGAGTGTTGGAGTATTGCAAATTGCTGATACACATTTTAACGAACTTGTTTCCCTACCTCATAACAATTATGATTTCAAGGTTGCTAGTAGACGTTTAAAACACTATGTAAACAGAGCAAAAGAAATATTTAAGGTTTACGATATAGATAATGTATTAATTGCGATTACAGGCGATTTAATCAATTCGGACAGACGATTAGATGAAATGCTTAATATGTCCACGAATAGAAGTAAAGCAGTATTTCTTGCAGTAGATTTATTGCAACAAATTATATTTGATGTTGGACAAGATTATTCCGTGTCAGTTGCTTGTGTAACTGGAAACGAAAGTAGATTAAAACAAGATTGGGGTTGGTCAGACTTTATGGCGTCAGACAATTACGACTTTGTTATCTTTGAAATTCTAAGACACTACTTTAAAACAACAGATGTTCAGTTTATAGTTGATGATCCTACTGAATGCGTTGTTAATGTCGCAGGACAAAATCTATTATTATTACACGGAAACGGAAGTTTCACTACGCAATACGAAAAGAGTGTCAATCAAATCAAAGGTAGATATTCAGGTAGAGGTGTACAGATAGATTATATTATATCTGGACATATACACTCTGCAAGAATAGGAGATATTGCAAGTAGAAGTAGCTCATTGGTTGGAGCTAACGAGTACAGTGAAAAAGGATTAAATCTATCAGGAAGAGCAAGTCAGAATATTTATATTTTCCACGAAGATAAAAATATAGACGCTATGAAAATAGATTTACAATATGTTGGAGAAGAGTGTTATGACATTGATAGTGAGCTTGAAAGTTATAATGCAAAATCTTCCAACAAACTAAAACCAAAGAAAACCATATTTGAGGTAACGATATGATGTTAAAAATAAACCAAGAAGAAAAAGAAGTCTTGAAATATATTTTTAAAAGTCGCTATGTAAGGGAATTGCCACCTGCTATCAAAAATGTCGCATTAGACATCAAGAAAGCAATGGACAATCCTACAAGAGTAACTGAACAAGAATATGTTGGACTGAATCCAACTTGGAAACATTGCGAAAATTGTGACGATTAAGTAATATGATTATCGCCAAATTACATCAATGCGTTTATAACGCAATAGTATCGCTTTGTCTTAAATATAAAAACAATGGAGAGGAAATGTACTACAATACAACAAACGAAACAGGTATTTCACTTAAAACTAATTTTGAAAAAGCTGATAATCAAACACGATTAACATTATCAGTTTTTCAAACATATCCTAATGATAATCTATCTGCAAATGATGTCTGGTCTTTTCTAATTGACAATGAGTCAATCAATGAACAAACACCATTAACATCTATACGCAGAGCAATTACTGATTTAACCAATCAAGATAGACTTGTTAAAACAGATAAAAAGGTATTAGGATCAGCAGGAAGAAAAACATACACTTGGAGATTAAAATAATGGCTTACGAACACAAAGAAAATAAAGGATCACTTTTCACTAATGAAAAGAAAGATAAAGATACACACCCAGATTATACTGGACAAATTAATGTAGCAGGTACATTATACAATATATCTGCTTGGAGCAATAAAAGTAAATCAGGAAAAAGTTACTATGGTTTACAAGTTTCTATTCCTAAGGTAAAATCAGACGATTTACCATTTTAACAAATTAGGGCAACATTTTAAAACAAGAATAAATTATGTCATTGTAAGGAGTGTCGCAGGTAATCAATCCTGTTTACTTTTGATAATGTCTTAATGGGATTATTGTTTTTCAAATACGGTTGGCTACTGGTTGCCCTAAAAAATATTATGATAGATAAAAAAATAGCAAAACGATACAAGGATTTATTAAAAACTCTCAAAGAAGAGAATGATAATATTCAAGAACGAGTAAAACGCACTAATAAAATCAGAGAAAACTTAATTTTGCGTAGTTTGGAGGATAAGGAGGATTTATGAAAACATTAGAATTGTTTGCAGGAAGTAGAAGTTTTACAAAAGTTGCACAACAACACGGATTTAAAACTTACACAACAGATAATCAAGATTTCAACAAAATAGATCAAGTATGCGATATATTTGATTTTAATATAGATAAAGCCATTGATAGTCTTGGTGGTAAACCTAATGTAATATGGGCAAGTCCACCCTGTACTACATTTTCTATTGCAAGTTGTTATTATCATTGGAATAAAGATAGAACACCAAAAACCGAAAGATGTAAGGAAGGTATCAGAATCATAGAAAAAACTATCGAAATTATAAAAGAAATAAAACCAATGTTTTATTTTATAGAAAATCCAAGAGGATTATTAAGAAAGCAAGAAATGATGAATGAGTTTCCAAGACATACCATTACTTATTGTTCTTATGGAGATGATAGAATGAAACCAACTGACATTTGGACAAACTTGAAATGGAAACCAAAATCTATGTGCAAAAACGGAAATAGGGAATGTCATCATCAACCTGCACCAAGGGGTAGTAGCACTGGAACGCAAGGATTGAAAGGATCATACGAAAGAAGTCAAATTCCACCAAATTTGTTTGAAGAATTGTTTCAACAGATGGGTAATGCACAATTAAATGCTTTATTGCAATTATTTGTAGAAGAAAATACCAATAATGCTAAATAACGCATTATTTGCGGTGTTCATACCACTTTGTTCTATCTCGCTTATGATTACCTATTAAGAGGCGTTTTGTGGTCATAGAGAGGTATTTTAAAGAGAAAAATTTCTTATAATTGTTCTTCAATGTTGATTTCAACACGATACACATTATAAGCTGTTTCTGATACTGGTAATTTGTTATTTACAAAGCGAACTGCATACCAAGTGTCACCATCTTCACTATATTGAAAAGAAGTTTTTTGTCCTTTGGCGTAATCGTGCAATGCAACCAATCTATTTTTATTTGATTCGCTTATATTTTCATATATAAGTTTTCTTTGCCTTCTTGATGATTCGTGATTAGCAAAAGTATATGTTTCGCCACCAAGCGATTTTTTAACTTTTATGCCATCATAAGTTTTTGAAATGTCTGATCCAATGTTGGGATTTTGTGTTGGGGTATACAAAAAACTATCATCTTTATAAACAATCGTATTATCTGTGTGAGTTGCAGCAGTTGTTCCATTAACACTACGAACAACTGTAAGCGTATTGCCAGAAATATTAGTAATAGTCATTTCTTCACTATCTACTTTAATATTTTGATTATTTTCAAAATCTCCACCTTGATCTACTACAATGGAAGTAGCACTTGTTGATGTAATTGCACCATTTAATAAAGATGTACTATCGCTATCTGGTGTTGTATCTGTTCTAAATCTGACTCTGGATATTGGCATAGGAAAATTTACCTCTTTTTATATTTCTCTCAAAGATACTTTTAAACTACCTGGACTTCTTGTTAAAGAAGTTACTATAAACTTTTTACCATTGAATGATTCGCCAAATGGTTCTACAATCATATCGGTATGATCGAACGCACATATATCGCCAACTTCCATTAAGTAAAAGTAGGAACTTCCACCACTGCTACCTGGATTTATTATTTCGGTATCCACCAACAATTTTGGATTTCCTTCAATAGCATTATAATAATTAGCATAGCCATCATTTTTATTTCCAGAACCCATATTAACTGCACCAATAGCACCGTTTAATATTTCCAATTCTTCTGTTTCTATATTTTCATCACTTTGTACATTATAATCTGTTCTTGGGTTATTTGTTGTATCTGTAGATGTTTGTTCAAATAATAGTTCATCATTAATAGGATTGCGTTGATATTTAATTACTCTTTTTGTAATCAAATTATCAAAAGCAGTTAATGATATATTTGTGTTAGTGATATCGCTTTTGCTTATTGTATGGTCTGTTGCTGGACTGTCTACCAAATAAATATATTGAGGACTACCATCACTAGCTTTAAATCTAAATATAAATCCACCTTCTTTTTGACATTGTTCTAATACCTTTAATAATTCTTTTTCTTTATTTAAATAATAAAATATAGTCCAATTAGTCCTCGCAGTATTTAATCCAGAATAATTTTCTGGTTCAGTTGTTATTCCTGCAAAGCGATAAATTAAATCTCTGTGCATTTGAGCTATATTAGATACTCTTGTTCCTGCTGCCCAAGATTGATCTAATCCATCTGCAGGTGTATATAATTTTTTTACAGAAGTAACTGCACTTGAATCAACTAAATTTTGTACATCTTTATCTGTGTTTTCAGCATCTATTTCTGAATTTATTTCTAAATACATATCAAATACTTTAATAGTTAATCCGTGAGTATCTCCACTACCACTTCCAATACCACCACTCGAATTTGCAAAAAATCTTAAGCTAATGCTTTCTGGAACTCTTGAAGTATTGCTTGGAAAGTTGGTTGTATTTAATAAATCTATAGAAGCATTTTGAACTGTAGTAGTTGCACTATGTTCAGTTCCATCTACGCTTTCGCCAGAATCATAATTTTCATTTATAAAAACTCTATATTTTGTAGATAAAGTTTCACCTGCACCATTTGGTGCATCATAAGCACTTACTTGGTAAGAAAATTTTAAATTACATTTTTTAATAGAGTGTTCTTCTCTCGGTAAATCTTTTAATAAGAACGATGCTTGTACCCCAAAATCATCATTTGCACTATGCGTTAATGTTGCAAAAGAAGAAGCTGAAGTATCATAAGCATTTGCCAAATTAGAAGTTGCATTATATCCAGAAGATGCTTCTACTGTTTGCGACCTTATATAATATCCTCTTTTTAAATTAATAGGTGCAAATAAAATAGGTTTATCATCATTTTCTGAACCTTCATATTTATTTGTAGATAACTCTGAAGCATATTCATCATCACCCACAAGCAATGGAACAAATAAGGGAAATCCGTTTGCATCAAACATATCTTTTATTGGATAATGTAATTTACCATCATCTATTCCAGATGTAATTGCTACTGAATATACATCAGCACCGTCTGCGTGAGCTGCTAAGGTAGTTCCTGCGTATGCTCTTACAACAGTGATAGAAACAAAAGTAGAAGGAACAAAAACAGAATTGGTAATTAACATTTTTTCACTATCTATTTGTATTACTTTTCCAACTTCAAATGCTGTTGGAATACTTGAATTTATAATTTGAAATGTATTATCGGTAACATCTGCTAATAACGATTGGTCACCAATTCCATCAGTATTAAATCCAGTATCAGTAGCACTTCCTAATGCAAATCCTTCAAACGCCAAACAATTAAATCTATCGTCATTTAACGAATCTACTTGTAAAGGGAAACATCTTGCATTGTCTATAAATCCTGGATTGCTAATCGTAGATGTTTCAGATACTCCATCTCCATAAACAATAGGAAAAAAGTTACCTGCTTTACTTGTAAACTCTGGAATCTTTAAAAAATCTATTGGGGTTTTTGCTGCTATTTCTATAGTAACAACATCTTGATTTTGCAACCTTACAGATTTTAACCTACCAGTATAAATAGTGTTTTCTTGTCCACCAACTCTTGACTTAACAATCACATCTCTATTTATATATTTTCTTGTACCACCATATATTTCTTCTGCTAGTGTAGCATTACTATAATTGGATAATTGTCCATTTACACAACTAATGCTTATGTTTCCATTTTTAGAAGTAGATGCTTTTAAATCTATTGTTTCTCTTATTGATGGCAAAGATGTAATCAATGAATGATATTTAGTAGTACCACTACCTACTTCAGCAGTTGCCAATCTAATATATTGTGTAGATCCACCAGAAGTATAAGTGTCGTTTCTTAATTCAAATATCCACTCTTCTTTTATAGTGCTACTAAGAGCATTATTATAAGCTGTTGTAGAATTGATAGGCATTACGCAAGATTTCTTCTGATTGAGTTTTCTATTTCTGGTAGTAAGCTATCTCTTACAAATTCTTGTGTTCCAATAACATTCCCCATAATGTTTACATTGATAGAGCCACCACCACCTGCGTCACCAAAGTCTGGACTTGATAAAGGTGTAATGTCTACTCGTTCTCTACCACCTGCGTTATCTCCAACCATAATCATTTGTTGTCCTCCAGTTATAAAAGAACCTCCACGAGCAAATGCAGGTGGTTTTTGTCCAGCAATTAAACCTGCTTGAGCTGCACCAGATGCTATGACCAAACCTCTTTGTGCTTTTAAAGCCAAAGCTCCTGCTGTTGCTTTATTTCCAGCAACTACATTTCCTACTGCATACATTGATGCTGCTACACCCTCTAATTCTTTTTGCATATCTTTCAATTTAGAAGCAGTAGACATAGAACTTAAAATTACTTTAATAATTTCATTGGCTTGATTTATTTTGAATATAGTGTTTTGTTGTTTTTGTAGATGTTTTAAAGCATCTTTTTCCATATCTTGTCTTTTTTCTGCACTTGCATTTCTAAAAGCATCGGTATCTCTCAACGCAGAAAGTTCTGCTTGTTTTTGAGCATTTATATTTTGTTGTGCCATATTAAGAACTTTGTTGAAATGGTCATTAAATAACTGTTCTCTTGTTTGCAATCTTAATATTTCTGCTTCGTCCATTGTTTTTTGTTCTGCTTCAGTTAACTCTCTAAAGTTAGAGTAAGCTTTTATTAAAGCATCTGGATCGAAAGAAAATGTAAATCCTAAATCTACTTGCTCTGCTTTTGTTTTTGCTATATCTTGTTCAAGTCCTGCTATTTTTCTTATGACAGCTTCATATTTTAATGCGTGTTCTATTGATTTTTCTGCTAATTCTTTTTGATCTTCTAAGACATCTCTGCGTTCTAAATCAGTTTTTAATGACTTTTTTATTGCACTTAATATTTCTTGATATTTAGCTTCTCCCAAGTTCTTAACAATCTCTTCTTCATCTGCGAGTGCTTTTGTTAAAGATGTTTCTTGTGCAGCTATTTTATTATTAATATCAATTAAATCTTCTTTAGTTGGAACTATTAGCTTATTTGCTTCTGCCAATTTAATAGCATTACCTGCTTGTTCTATCTGTTGTAATTTTATTTTTTCGTTTGCTAATTCTAAATCAGCAGTTTCTTGATTTAATTCTTTTAATTTTCTAATTGTTGTTTCTTGTGGCGTTTCATTTATTTGTTTAAAAAATTCAGCTACATCTGAAAAACTTTCTGCAAGTCCTTGAACAATTCCTTTCATTACTATAAAATCTCCAATAGCAGCTTTCATTCTTGTAAATGCGTCTGCCATATTAGAAACTGCACCAACCATAGTTTGAGAAAGTTTGTCTGTTGCTCCTGCAATTCCAACTTCTGGATCAAGCAAAGTTTCTTGTAATGCTTTTCTAAAAGCTGGTAAAGTCATTTTAGATAAATCATCAATACCTTTTGTATCACGAATAAGTTGTAAAATACCTCTTTCACGAAGTATGTCTGCTGCACCTGCACCACCTGCAAAAGCTCTACCAAGTGCTTGTGCTGCTTCAGTAGCAGTTACACCCATAAATGCTGCTAAGTCAGCAGTAGGTTTAATCATTTCTTCTGCATTTGTACCAAATGCTTTTAATGCTGCACCTGCTTCAACAACATCTGTTAATGTAAATGGTGTCGTTGCTGCTACTTGATTAAATTTTTGGAATGCCCTCTCTCCTGCTCTAACAGAACCGAACATAGAATTAAGTCTTACCTGAACAGCTTCAAACTGCATAGAAGTTTGAACTGCACTTCTAATACCTGCTGCCATACCACCAAATGCAAATGTTACAAGAAGGATTTTATTTCTTAATGCTCCAATTTTTCTTTGCAAACCTGAAGTAGAAATACGAAATCTGTCTTGTGCTTTTTTATTCTTTTTTAATTGAACTTCTAATGCCTTATTACGCATTCTTAATTGTCTTAGTTGCTCTTTTAACTTAGCAACTTGCGTACTTACTTTTAACATAGCAAAACGATGCTTTTCTTCAGCTTGTGTTAATTGCTTAAATGCTTTAACTGCTTTGAGGTTTGCGTTATTGAATTGTCTTTGGTTTCTGGAAAGAGATCGTTGAGCTCTTGCCAACAAATCTAATTTTTCTAAGAGCTTTTTGGCACTTCCACCAGTAGTAAATTCTAATTCTATTTTTAAATTTTTAGCCATTTTTTATATTATTATATTGTTGTGATTGGATATAATTTAACATTTTTTCTACAACATTGCACTTATCAATCCATTTTTTTGGTTGATTTCCGTACGATCCTTCATAAGGAGGTACTTTCATCTTCTTGCAATAGGTATATCGTTGTATATCTCGTTGATATTCTCGGCTAATAAAGTGATTAGGACAAGCAAAAAATGGTAGGTGTGATTTAATACTTTCGTGTAACTCGAACTTTCGTTCTGATGTTTTGTTATGTTCTTCTAATTCTTCTTTTAAGAGATTGATAACATACCATACATCGTCCATAGATGTAAAGGTGTGAACGCTGTTATTCTTTTTAAGAGGTAACTTAGCTTTATATGGAAAGGTAGAATATTTGCAACCCTCACACCAATCATCTATCAATATATTTAATTCCAGTGAGAGGGAATCTATTCCCCCAAGCTATTATAATCCTGAATAGCTAATTGCAATTCTACTCTATCTTCAATAGATAAAGATTTAATAAACTTATCATCTGCACCATCTACGCCATTTCTAATCCATAGTGTACTTAATGCAAATTGATTTTTAATTGTTGACTCTCCATCTTTTTGTACAAACTCTACAGAGTCCATACATTTATCAAAAGAGTCTACAGACATTTCTACAAGGGTAGCTTTCTTACCACTCTTGAGTGTTATTTTTTTAGACATTGATTATCCTTTATTGGTTTATGAGTTTTCTACTGATATTGACAGAAGATTAGTTTCACCTGCATCTGCTACTGCTTTAGTGCTAACAGACATAAACATCGCTTCTTCTTCAGAGAAACTTACATCAGTAATTACTGCTGCAGGTATTGAAATACCAAAGTTTCTTGTTGATGTTGTGAGTGCTGTTAATGTATTTGCAACTGTTCCAGTAGACTGTGTTTCAAATGTATTAATCAAACCTTCTGTTTCGTCATCGTATTTAATTGTAGAATCAAATGTTACAGAAACTTCTGGTAATGCTCTTGCGATAATTTGATAATTACCACTTGCATCAAATCCCATAAATTGTGCATCATTTTCCATAGTTAAACTGAATGATTTTACTACAGGGTCATCTATACCTGCTATAGTGGTAGCTGCTCCTGGGTCACCTGCGTCACCATAGTCAGTCATAAAATAATTAGAATTGAAATAAGTAGCTGTTGTTACAGTGATAGCAGATACTCCAGTTAATACAGGTTTTACACCTGTTTTAAATGTACCAGAGAATTTAACCCTACCTGATTCTTCTCCAATATCTGCATTTAATGTTAAAGAAGTTAATACACAGCCAGGAAATTGCATTTGACTTCCTGATTGTGGAGAATCTAATAATACGGTAAATGTTTTTGTG